ACCCCTTGACGCCCGCCAAGCCTTCCCGCACCTTGCCGCCGTTCGGATGGAGGTCCAGCCGGGAAGCCCCTGTCGCCCCAACCCCCCAAGGCCCAACGGCGACAGGGGCCTCTTGCCAAAGCCTTCCAACCCTGCGCATTCTCGCCGCTGCCCGATCTCCCGTTCAGGAACCCGACCAATGGCCAAAGCCGACGCGACCCCCACCGCCGACGACCGCAACGCCCATCTGGTCATGGACGGCCAGACCCTGGTCGCCGCCGCCGTCGAGCCGCTCCGGCGCTCCGGCGTAGAGGCGCTGAACGCCTGCGCCGATGCGATCGAACGGGCCTGCGGCGCCGTGCTCAACCACATCATCGTTGGCCCCGCGGACCCTGCGGTCGTTGCGGACGCGGCGACCGCGCAGGCCAAGGCGAACATCGCCAACCCTGCCGACGGGACCGTGCTCCCTGATCACGTCGTGGAAGCGGTTCACGCCGCCCCTGACGCCGAAGCCGCACAGGCCGTGGTCGACGAACACCTGGCGAACGCCGCCCCTGTTCCCGCCCCGGTTTACGTGCCGGCGGAAGGATCGACCGGCGCGGTTCCGGCTGATCCCATGGACCCGACGTACTGATGGAACCAATCGCCACCCCGAGCCCCGTCCCGTCCTACCTGGCTTCTATCGCCCGTGCGGTCCTGACGGCGGCTGGCGGGTGGGCGGTTAACCACGGCTACGTGCAGTCCGACCAGGTGCAACAGCTGGTGGGGGCCGTTCTGGTGCTGCTGGCCGTGGCATGGTCCCTCTGGCAGAAACGCAACGCCCACGTCGACGCCAAGAACGCCGTGGCCGTGGTCAACGCGCAGCAGAGCACCATCAGCACGCTGTCGAGCCAGATCGTTCAATCGCAAGGAACCTCCACCTATGCGCCTTCAACGACTCTTGGCGGTTAGCGCCGCCTGCCTCGCCCTGGCCTCATGCGCCACGCCCAAAGCCCGTCCCGGTGACACGACGCCGGCGCAGACCCTGTACGGCGTTGAGGCGTCCTATTGGGTCGCGCTCCGCGTCGCCAAGGACTACGCCGCCCTCCCTGACTGCACCACGGGCCTGACCCTGTGCAAGACGCCGGCGACGCTCGACAGCATCCGCCGCGCCGACGACTATGCCTGGGGGTCGATCCAGACGGCGGAGGCGGCGGTGCGCCTGAAGTCCGGGGACGTGGCCGGCGCGGTCGGTGCGGCCCAGACGGCGGTGCGGGCCTTCGCCGCACTGGCCACCAGCCAGAAGGTTCACTGACATGGCCAAGGTCACAGCCGCCGGCATCGCCCTGACCGTCCTCGAGGAACTGCCCCGGCTGGTGCAGATGTCCGAAGACGTGCTGGCGTGGGTGCAGCGCCAACGCGACGTGATCAGCACGGCGCAGGCCGAAGGGCGCGACCCGACACCCGAAGAGTGGGACGCTCTGCACCGCGAGATCGAGGCGCTGCGCGGCGCCCTGCACAGCGGCGAGACAACCAAGGGCCCGCCGGGCCGCGCCAACGAGACGGCGTGATGCTTCTTTTGTTATGGTACACGCTGTGCGTAGGCGCGGTAGTAGGGCTATGCCTGTTCGTTGCGGCTATCATGTGGGAGCACTGGCTGTGGGCGAAAGAGTGGCGAGCCGGACGGGCACGGGAAGGCAAAGATGATCGCCCCTGAAACCTTCCGCCCCAACTCGACGCACATCCGGTCGATCGACTACGACCCGGACAGCGAAGACATGACCGTCGAGTTCAGGTCAGGCGACACCTACCTGTACCGCAACGTGCCCGAGGGCGTGTACCGCCAGTGGCAGACGGCGGGCAGCGCCGGCGAGTACTTCCAGCGCCACGTGAAGAACCGCTACGCCTACGAAGCGGTGTAGGCCAAATGGTAGAGCCCGTTCGCCTCCACGCTGCGCCCAGCACGGACTTGGTTCCGCTGCTGACCCACCTGCTGGACAAGGCCAAGGCAGGGGAGATCACGGCGGTGGCCTGCGCCGCATTGACTACCGGGACAGAGCCGGGACGGTGTGGGTGGATTACGGCTATCAGCAAGACGGAATGGGCGCACGAAGGTCTTTGCCTTTTGGGAGCGGTGACCGACGTGCAGCATTCGCTGGCGCGATCCATGGGCGATGGCTGACCCGACCGCCGACGACGCGCAAAAACAGCTGATGCGGATATGGCTGAAGAACCGGCCACTGGCGCACCGCACCCTGTTCGCCCACCGCCACCCGCAGGCCCAGCCCGCCTTCCACGTCGACATGATCAACGCTTGGCACGGCGACAACAAACGCGACCAGTTCCTGGTGTTCCGCGGCGGGGCCAAGTCGACGATCGCGGAAGAGGCCATCACGATCAAGACGGTGTTCCGCGAGTTCAGGAACTGCCTGATCATCGGCGCCAACGAGGACAAAGCGGGAGAACGCTTAGCCGCCATCGCCCACGAACTGGAGACCAACGAAAAGCTTCAGTCGGTGTTCGGTGATCCGCGCGGCTCAACGTGGGGCGACTTCGAACTGGTCACGTCGTCTAACCTGAAGATCCAGGCGCGGGGCCGCGGCCAGTCCCTGCGCGGCGTCAAGCATCTCGACTGGCGCCCGGACCTGGTGCTGCTGGACGACATCGAAGACCGCAAGGACATGACGCGGCCCGAGCTTCGAAAGGCCATCCTGACCTACGTCATGACTGACGTGATTCCCGCGCTCGACCCGTCCTACCAGATGCGGATGAACGCGACGCCCCTGCACCCCGAAGCCCTGCCGCTGAAGTTCGAGGAAGACGAAGGGTGGGTGACGCACAAGTACCCGGTCTACCACTACGACAAGACCGGCGCGCGCGTGTCGTCCTGGCCCGAGCGCTTCCCGCTGGACGCGCCGCAGGGTCTGTCCAAGAAGCAGCTGAAGGAGCTCGGCGTCGAGCCGGTCAACGCGCTGGAGGCGTCGTTCACCCGGCTCGGCATGAAGCAGGAGTTCAACTGCGAATATCTGATGCAGGCCGAAGTCCCCGAGGAGAAGCCCTTCAAGGACGAGATGATCCGCATCGAACCGACGGTGCGCACATGGCAGGCCGTCTACGCCATGTTCGACCCAGCGCGCACCATCTCACAAACCGCGGCCGGCACCGGCTATGCGGCCTGGTCGTGGGTGGGCCCGAAGCTGGTCGTGTGGGATGCGTGGGGCAGGAAGCTGCTGCCCAACGAGATTGTGGACGCCGTGTTCGCCTGCAACGAAACCTGGTCGCCCGTGCTGATCGGCGTCGAACTGGACGGCCTCGAGGAGTGGCTGTCGCAGCCCATCCGGCAGGAGCAGGCTCGCCGCGGCGTCACCCTGCCCGTCAAGGGGATGCGGGCGCCCAAGGGCAAGCACGACTTCATACGCAGCCTTCAGCCCTTCTACAACGCCCGGGAAGTCGTCCACGCCTCTTCACTGCCGGATCTTAAGCGCCAGCTGCTGGGCTTCCCGTCCGGCCTGATCGACGTTCCCAACGCCCTGGCCTACGCGCTGAAGATGCGGCCCGGGGCCCCGGTCTACGACGACTTCGGCCACCGCCACATATCCGAAGAGCTGACCGCGGCGCAGGGCCGGCCCCTGTACCTGGCCATGAACGCGACCGGCAGCTACGTGACGGCCATGCTGGTGCAGGTCGTCGACGGCACGCTGCGCATCCTGGCCGACTGGCTTCGAGAGGGCGAGCCCCTGGCCATCGCCGCCGATGTGTTGTCCGAAGCAAACCTGCGGGCCGGGCGCAGCCTGTCGATCGTCGGCGGCCCGCTGCACTTCGACCAGTACAACAACGTGGGCCTGCGCCAGGCGCTGGGGCGCATCCCGGCGCAGATGCAGAAGGGCCTGCCACCGTCCATGGGCCGCCCCTTCATCGTCAACCTGCTGCGCCGGGAGGCCAGGGGGTTCCCCATGCTGGCGGTCAGCCCTGACGCCCGCTGGACGCTGAACGGCTTCGCCGCCGGCTACTGCCGCGGCGTCGAGAAGAACGGGACTTTGAGCGAGAGCGCCGACGAAGGCGTGTACCGGACCATGATGGAAGGGCTGGAGAGTTTCGCCGGCCTGCTGACGCTTGGGTCGCCGGAAACCCAAAACGATGATAGGCACTACGCCTACACCAGCGACGGGCGCCGGTACACATCGGCTCTCGTGCGGGGGAGAAATCGCTGATGGCCAAGAAGAAACTCAACCGCAGCGAGGAGCTGTCGACCCGCATCACCGTGCGCCGCGAACTTCTGAAGTTGTTCGCCGACGTGGACAAAGGATACATCGACCAGCGCAGTCGTGCGAACGACAACATAGACTATTGGGACATGTACAACTGCAAGCTCGGCGAGCGACAGTTCTATAGTGGAAACTCCCAAATCTTTGTACCTATTGTCCAGAACGCCATTGAGGCGCGCAAGACCCGTTTCGTCAACCAGGTGTTCCCGCAGAACGGGCGCTACGTCGAAGCGACCACGCCTGACGGTGACGAGCCGTCCGCTATCGTGGCCCTGCTCGACAACTATGTTCGCAAGGCAAAACTGCGCACAGAGGTCGTCCCCGCCATGGTCAAGGCCGGCGACGTGGAAGGGCAGTACACCCTGTACGTCGACTGGCGCGAGACGACCCTGCACCAGGTGTGGCGCCGCAAGAAGCCCGACGTGCAAAAGGACGGGCTGGCCTTCCCCGATCTCGGCACGACCGAAATGCTGGAGGAGGAGGAAGTCCACGTTGGGCGTCCGCACGTGGAAGTCATCCCCGACGCCGACCTCCTGGTTCTGCCGGCGACGTGCGAGAGCATCGACGACGCCATACACGTCGGCGGGTCGGTGACGCTCGTCCGCCGTTGGTCCAAGGCCGCGATCAAGCGGATGATCAAGGACGGCGATTGCGTCAAGGACGTAGGCGAAGCGCTGATCAAGTCCATGTCCAAGAAGGATGTTCCGGGCCGGGTCGACACCGCGAAGAACCTGGCAGACGCCGCGGGGATCAAGGCCGGCGGCGGGTCGAAGCACGTTCTCGGGTACGAGACGTGGACCAAGCTGAAGGTGGGGGACGACTATCGCCTGTGCCGAACCTACTACGGCGGCGAGCAGCAGATCATGGGGTGCAAGCGCAACCCCTACTGGAACGACAAGGTGCCGGTCATCTCGGCTTCCGTGGACAAGTCGCTGGGCGTCTTCAAGGGCCGCTCGCCGTCCGCCAGCGTGATCGACATGCAGGTGTTCGCCAACGACGCCATCAACGAAGCGGCGGACACGGCGCACTTCAGCGCCATGCCGATCGTCATGACCGACCCCGAGAAGAACCCGCGGGTTGGGTCCATGGTGCTCGGCCTGGCCGCGGTGTGGGAGACGAGCCCGAAGGACACCGAGTTCGCCAAGTTCCCCGAGCTGTGGAAGCACGGGTTCGAGATCGTGGGCGCCTGCAAGCAGGAAGTGTTCCAGACCTTGGGCGTCAACCCGTCCATGATGCCGCAGCAGACGGGTGGCCGGCAGAAGCGCAACCAGGCGGAAATCGCCATGGAGCAACAGGTCGACATCCTGACCACCGCCGACGCCGTGACCGTGATTGAAGAAGCCATCCTGTCGCCGCTGCTCCAGTGGTTCGCCGATCTCGACTACCAGTTCCGCGACGACGAGATGCTGGTGCGCGTGTTCGGCGAGATGGGCGAGCGCGCCAAGATGGAGACCATCCCGCCGTTGGAGATGGACGAGCGCTACGCCTTCCGCTGGTTCGGCGTCGAAGCCGCGCGCAACGCCGCGCAGGTCCAGCAGCAGATCGCCATGGCCAATGTGTTCAAGGGCGTGCCCCCGCAGATGTACCAGGGTTTCCAGCTCGACATGGCGCCCCTGATGGTCCAGCTGGCGGAGAACGCCTTTGGCCCGAGACTCGGACCCCTGATCTTCAAGGATCTGAAGAAGCAGTTGACCGTCGACCCGAACGAAGAGAACGGGATGCTCGAGCATGGGTTCGCCGTGCCGGTCCACCCCAACGACCCGGACATTGAACACCTTCAGGCGCACATGCAGGCGATGCAGGCGGAAGGCGGAGACCCGCACGGGACGTTCCGCGCCCACATCCAGGGGCACATGCAGCAGATGCAGATGAAAAACCAGGCGCAGGCCAAGGCGATGGGCCAAGGTCAGGGCGGCGGTGGCGGTGGCCTTCAGGAAGGCGCACAGCCGGATGCGGGCCGCGGGATGCGCGGGCCGCCGGGCGCGATCAACCCCGACCAGATGGGCGCCGCCGGTGCGGTCGTTCCGCCGCGGAAGACCTGACTTGACCGTTTAGCAGAACTGCCCGATACATAGGCTTCGCGTCGTGGGCGTAACCCACCACCGCCTTGCAGGCGTTACCTGCTGACGAAAGGGACTGCATGTTTCGACGTGGCCTTCTGACCACTACGGCGCTTTTTGCGCCTGAGAATGATCAGGGCGGTTCGCCCGCCGATCTCGACGACAACCAGGATCAAGGCGTCGACGCCGATCAGGAAGAGGACCTACCCCTCGACCCGCTCGACGAAGACGACCAGCTTGACCCACCGGACGACGAGTTCGACGACGACCCACCGCCGGCACGCGAACCATCCCGCGCTGAACGCGCCGTAACCGAAGCCCGACGCAGGGCTCAGGATGCGGAAGCGGAACTGGCCCGGCTCCGCGCAGAGTCCCAATCCCGCACCACCGCACAGGCACAACGCGACGAGCAAGAACGGCTCGCGCAACTGGAGCCGTGGGAACGCGCCGAGTATGTGGCGCAGCGGACGGAACAGCGCCTGACTGGAGAGATCCAGCGGATGCGGTTCGAAAGCCAGGACGCGACCGACCGCACCAGCTTTGAGGCGGCGTGTTCGCGCATCCCGGCCTACGCCAAGGTCGCCCGCGACGTGGAAGCCCGTCTCGCCGAATTGCGAGCTAACGGGACGACCGCAAGCCGGGAGACCGTCGCCAAGTACCTGATCGGGGAGAACGCCGTGAACGCAGCCACCCGAGCCCGGCCCAAGGCGAAACGAGATGCAGCCGAAGCCCGCACCCGCGAAACGGTGCGGCCCGGCCAAGGCGGGGCGAGGAGCGACGTTGCGCGCGGGACGGGGAAGAACCTGTCCGAAGCCGAGCAGCGCCGCCAACGCCTCGAGGATATGAAGCTCTAAGGGGAACGCCATGTCGGCCTCCCCGTCGCAAGGGGAGACCGACCAATGGCCGGCAACAACACCGCTTCGCAGTTCTCTTCGGACATCGAAGCGTACATCGCTGACGAGACTCTGCCGCTGGCCCGCCGCCAGCTGTGCGCATATCAGTTCGGCGATCCGCTGACCCTGCCGGAAGGCCGCGGCACCACCTACACCGCCACCCGCTACAACCGCATCCCGCTGCCCTTCGCGCCGCTTTCCGAAGGCGTCCCGCCGACCGGCGAGACCATGACCATCGCCCAGGTGTCCGCCACCGCCCAACAGTGGGGCGACAAGGTGACCATCACCGACGTGGCCGAACTGACCATCAAACACCCGCTGTTCAAGAAGGCGATCGAACTCGTTGGCCTTCAGGTCGCTGAAACCCTCGAGCGCAACACCTTCAACAACCTGATGGCCGGCACGCAGATCAACTATGTGAACAGCCGCGGCTCGCGCGCCGCCCTGGTCGCCGGCGACGTGCTCGACACGCAGACGGTGATCCGCACGGACGCCGCGCTCGAAACGCTCGGCGCCCCGCGCTACATGGGCGACGAGATGACCAACACCATGGTGGCGGTCGAAAACGGCGGCGCCCGCGCGTCGGAGAACCCGCGCCAGATGCCGCACTACGCCGCCATCTGCCACACCCTGGTCGTGGCGGACTTCCGGCAGAACGCGACCGTCATCACCGCGTGGACCTATTCCGACCTGAACCGCCTCTACAACTACGAGGTCGGCGAGTGGTCGGGCATTCGCTTCTGCAAGTCCAACATGGTCCCGTCCTTCACGGGCGTGGCGCAGATCACGGGCACGCCGGGCACCGCCGGCGCCCTGGCGACCAACAACTACTTCATCACGGTCACCGCGTCGGACACGCAGAACCAGTACGAGAGCCGCATCTACCAGGTGTCGGGTTCGCTCGCCGTCACCGGCCCCACTGGGTCGATCAGCGTGACGCTCCCCAACCTGGTGGGCTTCACCTTCAGCGTCTACATCGGCACCACGTCTTCGCCCGCCAACCTCGCTCTGTCCGCCAGCGGCCCGACCACCGGGCCCCTCGCGGGGCAGGCGACGCAGCTGGCCGGCAACGGTGCGGTGATCATCACTGGCGTGGGCGTGGCGCAGGTTCCGCCCGCGGCCCCGGCCACCGGCCTGACCGTGTACCCGACCTTCATCTTCGGTCGCGGAGCCTACGGCCAGGTCGTGCTGAAGGACGCGGAGTTCACCTACCTGAAGACCGCTGACAAGTCCGACCCGCTCAACCAGCTTCGTGTTGTGGGATGGAAGCTTTTCTACGGAACCATAATTGAAAATCAATCCTTCTTTGCTAGGATTGAAAGCGTCTCTGCCTTCACGTCTACTTTCGGCTAAGGTAATCCACGGCCAACTGTAGGCGCTCTACACTATGACCAAGCTGCCCGATACCGGTGTTGCAGGGTGCGCAGAGAAGTCCTCTGACGGCCCCGGTATCGTGGCAGTGGTCGACGTGAAAGTCTCCGCGCCCGAAAGGGTCCGGGGAGCCGCAGATGGCGCAGAGACCACGCTGCGACGCCAGCATACGGTCGTAGGTTCCAAGCGGGATGCCATAGGCGGTCTTGAGCTTGTAGTCTTTCGCCAACCGGGGATTAGCTGCCCTCCACGCCTTGCTGTACCGGCGCGTCGTCTCTTTGTTGCTGGCGCCCCACTCGGCCCGGCGCGCTGCGTGACACGCCCTGCAGTTGGTCTGAAGGCCGTCGAACGTGCGCTTCGACTTGTAGAACTGGTCTCTCGGCTTCGTCTCTTTGCAGGCGCAGCAGCGTTTTTCTACCGATGTGTCAGGGCGGGGTCTAGGCATGTTGTTTCTCCTGCCCCCGCCGTAACAGCAGTCTAAGGACAGGTCAATGGCCACCATTACTCTCGGGACCAACGCGACCACCAGCCTGACCGCGCTTGCTTTCAAGCACGGTGTGGGCGTCGTCGCGAGCGGCGCCGGCATGGCGTTCGCCGACGTGGCCGCGCTGAACAACGCGATCAAGAACGACCAGGGCAACGCGCACGAGCTGGTCGGCGGGTTCAACGGCAATGGTCTTCTGATCATCCCGAACCGCGGCGTGCTGAAGGTGCGGCCCGGCGACTACGTGGGGGTCGACAGCAGAGGCTGGCCTATTCTGCTTTCCGCGGATACCATCGCGAACGGACCCTGGACCCATAGCTGATCTGGGGCCCGCTCGCTTGGACCCCAGAGGAAACCCCATGGACAAGAACGACAACGCGCTGTCGCCCGAAGAGTTGGCGGCGCGCGCCGCGCTGATGGACGACACGCCGCCTGAAGTGCAGCCGCTGCTGACCGTCGAAGAACTCGAGGCCATCAAAGCCGAAGCGTTCAAGAAGGTTACCGACGAGCGCAAGGCCGCGGCGCGCAAGCAGGCGCTGGATGCCGCGATCGCCGACGCGCGGCAGGAGCAGGGCCGCATCACGGGTGACGGCGCCAAGGACGAGTTGGTGATGATCACCCTCGACCTGGCCGAACACTCCGACAAGATCACCCTGAATGGCGCGGCCTACTGGCACGGGCACACCTATAAGGTTCCGCGCCACCAAGCGGATACGCTTCGGGACATTCAGTTCCGCGGGTGGAAGCACCAGATGGAGATCGACGGCAAGAACGCCAAAGACCTCCAGCGCCAGGCCCCGCGCAATACGCTGATCAACGCCCGCTCGGGCGCGGTCTCGTCTGCGCCGCAACAGATGGTGTGATCATGGAAGCGCAAACCAAGATCCCCGCCATCGGCATTTCCCTTCTCGTCACGCTGGGGAACGACCGCCAGATCACGCTCCAAACCTATGTCGAGCGTGACGATCCGGTTGACCTGCAAAACGCCGTCGTCGACAGTATGGTGGCGCTCGCGGAGCGGCAGAAGGCCAAGGCCGAACTGCCCGAGCTTCAGGACGAACTGGAGAAGCACCAGCAGACCCTGGCGCAGTTCGCCGAAGACCTGTCTCGCGTTCGCACGGACCACGGCGCCGCGCAGCAGCGTCGCAAGGTGCGGGTGCAAGAGATCGACGGCGAGCAGACCCGCATCATCCAGGAGGGCGCGCAGAAGGCCCAACAGTCGGGCCGTACAGGCAAGTACGAGCCCACCGGCCACGTCAAGGCCAACGTGGACCGCCTCGCTCACGACAAGGCGACCATCGCCGCCGACCTCGAAAAGGCCGACGCTGAAGCCGCCCTGGCGGAGCAGAACCTGGCCATTTCGGTCAAGCGCTACGAAGACCAGATCGCCCTGCTGACCGGCAAGATCGCCGCCCGCAAGGCCCTGTTCGAAAACGGGGGCTGATATGGCCGGTCTGACCGCCGCGCAACTCGTCACGCTCGCCGGTCAGATCGCCAAGGCGCCCGGCTTCACGTCGCAGGCCGGCCAGCTTCTGAACATGATCCTTCAGGAGCTTTGTCAGGACTACGACTTCCAGGTGAACCGGGCGTCCACGACTGTCACCCTGAGTGGCGGGGCAGGGCCCTACGCTTTCCCCGCCGACTTCCTCCGCGTCGAACAGGGCGCCAAGGGACCGGAGTTCTTCTACACGATCAGCGGCGTGCCTTACCGCATGATCGCCGTCGATCAGTCTGAGTACGATGCCCTGGTGCAGACGCCGGGCTTCAACTCCTACCCGACGCAGTACACCGTCGATATGTCGGTGAGCCCGCCGCAGGCTTACGTGTGGCCGCCGTCGAGCGGCGCCTACGTGGCGACCCTGCGCTACTTCAAGCAGCAGCCCGACATCGCGACCCCGGAGAGCAGCGCGACGGTGCCGTGGTTCCTGAACAGCAACTACCTGAAGACCCGCCTCGCCGGCGAGCTGATGCAGCTGGCCGACGACGAGCGTGGCCCAGCCTTCCTGACCGAAGCCGAGAACATCCTGCGCAAGTACCTGGTGCTGAAGGACGACGGTGAGACGCGCACCTACAACGTCACCCTGGACCGTCGGCAATTCGGTAGTTCTTTCAATAGGTTGCCGAATACGAAGACTATCGGCTGGGGGTTCCTCCTATGTTGTTTGTTGCCCCTAGCGCATGGCGTGGTACACCTCTCGTGAACAGCGCGAGGAGAGCAGGGGTGGATCAAGAGCAGAGGGACGCCCGCAACGCTCGACGCAGGGCGCGGTACGCCGTCGACCCTACTAAGCGCCGGGCGGACAACGTTCGTTGGAAGACGGAAAACCGGGACGCCGTGCGGGAGAAGTCCAGGGCGCACGTCGCGGCGCTACAAAAGGAAGACCCGGAACGCTTACGTGGGGCGTGCCGGCGGTACCGAGCGCGCCACCCCGACAGAGCCCAAGCGGCCACTCTCGCTTGGGTCAGGAAACACCCAGGCTACCATATGCTCAAGAATGCGCAGAGCCGGGCGAAGCGCTTGGGGTTGCCGTTCGATTTGGTCCTCGCGGATTTAGTGCCCCCTGTTTTGTGCCCGGTGCTTGGCCTCCCGCTGGTCGCGAGAGAAGGACGAGCGGGCTTCAACCCAAACTCCCCGTCTCTAGATCGTCTTGTGCCTGAGCGCGGGTACGTGCGCAGCAACGTTCGTGTGATCTCTAACCGGGCGAACCTGCTGAAGCGTGACGCCACACTGGACGAGTTGCGCGCCGTTCTGGCTTACCTAGAGCGCGAGACTGGAGGCTGACGTGGCGATCCGCAAGGGCGTCCCCCTGACCTTCCGCCCCATCGGGTTGTCCGACGCGCTCGACGGCAGCAACGTGCCCTTGGGCGCCATGTCTTCGCTGTCCAACCTGGTCCCCGCGCCGTCGACGCCCAACGTGTTCGTAGCGCGGCCCGCCAGCACGTCGCTGACCACCTTCGCGGGCTTCACCACCCCCGCGGGCGTCACGGCGCTCCTGGTGCTCGGGACGCGCGCCTACGGCATGATCTCCTCGGCGGCCTTCGCGGGCAAGGACCAGCCCTTCTGCTACGACATCGCCAACAACGTCTTCATCGCGATCAGCGGCCAGCTGTCCGCAAACCTGCCCGCGACGCAGAGCCTCACCGGCGATTGGGTCCCGCCCAAGATGGAGGCGGTGACGCAGAGCCGCATCATCGTGACGCACCCCGGCTTCCCTGGCGGCGCCGGAGCGTACTTCGGGTGGATCGACATTTCGTCCTTCTCATCCACCACCGTCACCGGCAACACGCACACGAGCACCCTGGTCGACAACCTGTCCACCAACGTGCTGCAAGCGGGCTGGGCGGTCGGTATGACGGTCACCGGCGCGGGTGTTCCCGCAGGCACGACCATCGCCTCCATAGCCTCCCCGGGCGGGTTGTCGGTCACGCTGTCGCAGGCGACGACCGCCACCGCCGCAGGCGTGGCCCTGACCGTGGCCGGCGGCACACCCGCGGCGCCGTTGTGGGGGGCGGGCAACACGACCGGCAACCCGCTGACCGCCGTGCCGAAGTCGGTCGCCGGGTTCAGCGGGCGAGCCTACTACGCCGTGGCCAATGCCCTGGTGTTCTCCGACAGCCTCAACCCCACACAGGTGACCAACGCCACGCAGGCGCTTGTGCTGGGCGACAACCAGGACATCACCGCCGTGGTGGGCGAGCCGCTGACCAGCCAGGTGTCGGGCGGCGTGATCGAAGCGCTGGTGGCCTTCAAAGGTGCGGGCGCCTTCTACCAGATCACCGGAGACTCCGCGACGGGCAACCTTGCGTCCAATGTGGTCAACGGTTCGGTGGGGACCTTCGCGCCCAACACCCTGTGCGCTACGCCGCTCGGCATTGCCTACGTGGCCGTCGACGGGGTGCGCATCCTGGGGTTCAGCGGCACGCTATCCGAGCCCATCGGGGCCTATGGGCTCGGCGTGAACGTGCCCTTCCTTAACGCGCTCAATCCGTCTCGCATGTGTGCGGCGTTCAACCAAAACGTATTACGGATCACGGTGAGGAACAACGCGGCACTCAACCAGCCTTACCAAGAGTATTGGTACGACTTTAACCAGAAGATATGGACCGGGCCGCACACTTTCGGCTCCACTCTTATTCAGCCTTACAACGGTGCGTCTACGGGTTTCGTAGCTGCGGCTGTCGGCGTGGACGCCAAGCTGTGGTTGTCGACCTGTGTTCCTACGTCGGCGTCTGTATACACAGAGAACGGCGTTGCGCTGTCGTGGTCGTTTCAGACTTGCCTCATGCCCGACAACGAGCAGATGGCGATGAACGCGATCGTCGAGACTGAGTACGTCGTGGCGTCGCCCAGCGGCCAGGTGATCACGATCCAGGCGCTCGACGAAGGATCGACGCAGCTGGCGGTCGTGACGCAGACGGGCGGCGGAACGGGCTCGACGGTGTGGGGCGGCTTCAACTGGGGTTCCGCGGTGTGGGGCGCCGCCGCCGGCTATCTGCGGCTGACGCGCGTCGCTTGGCCGCTTCCCGTGGTATTCAAACAGGCTTCGCTGCTGATCAGCGGCGCGTCGGTGGCGAGCTTCGCCCTCGGCAATGTCCACCTTCGCTACCAGCCTTTGGGGTATATGCTGCCATGAAGAAGATCCTCGCCCTGGCCGCCGCGCTGCTGGTCGGCCTGTTTGCCGCGCCGGCCTTTGCTGCCTGCCCGGCTTATCCCTTCACCCTGACGAACGGCCAGACCGCCGACGCCAACCAGGTGATGTCGAACTTCAACAGCGTGCTGTCCTGCGCCAACGGCCTGGTGGCCAGCTTCAACACCCGCACGGGGGCGGTGACGCTCACCAGCGGCGACGTGACGACCGCCCTGACCTTCACGCCGGCCAACAAGGCGGGGGACACCTTCACGGGCCCTGTGGGCTTCGCCGCGGCCACCGTGAGCGGGCCGTCGTTCATTGTCCCCAACGGCACGGCGCCGACCAGCCCGATAACCGGTCACCTGTGGGGCGCATCGGGTCTGCTGAAATACTACGACGGTTCGACGACGCAGACCCTGGCCTTCCTGTCCTCGAGCATCACCGGCTCGGCGGCCAAGTGGACCACGGCGCGGACGTTGAGCTTCACGGGCGACGCCACCGGCTCAGGTTCGGTGGACGGGTCGGCCAGTGTCGCCACGGCCCTGACCTTGGCCAACAGCGGCGTGTCGGCGTCTACCTATGGCGACGGACTGAACGTCGCTCAGGTCACCTTCGACGCCAAAGGCCGGGCTACCTCGGCAAGCTCTGTCGCCATCTCCACCATGGTGGGCGACAGCGGCTCCGGCGGAACGCGCGGGCTCGTGCCAGCGCCGGCGGCTGGCGACGCCGCTGCGGGCAAGTTCCTGAAGGCCGATGCTACATGGGCGGCGGTTCCCGCCAGCCCCGTCAAGGCGTGGGCGCTGATCCAGGGCAGCACCGGCGGCTCTTGCACGCTGACCGCCAGCTTCAACGTCTCGTCCTGCACGCGCATCTCCGCGGGGAACTACTCCATCGCGTTCACGTCCGCTCTCGGAGGCACGCCCGCAGTCACCGCTTCGGCGGCCTGTAACAGCACGGCCTGCTCCGCGACAAACCCCGTCGTCTCGGGCATTGTCGGTTCGCCGAACAACACGAATAACGCCTACTTCCATATCCAGATCAGCAACGCGGGCTCCGGCTCCGGCGCGACCGACCCGGATATGCTCAACGTCGTCGTCGTGAGCAACTGACAACTTTGACGGCGGAGCGTGCTTCGGCTACGTTCCGCCTCACCATTTCGGGGACAGCGCCATGAAGCGCATCGTTGCATTCCTTGGCTTCCTAGCGGCTCTGCTGTTCGCCGCACCAGTGCTCGCGCAGACGGTGCAGGCACAGACCGTGACGGCGTGCGGCACACCGCCGAATACGCCGGTCGTCGGCAACACCTACAACATCACGCAGGACACGACCGGCAAGCTCTGCACCTCGGCTTCAGGTGGGGGAGGTGGCGGCGCGGTCTACGGTCCCACTGCCGCCGGCGCGGCCAATGCCAACCCGCCCATTATCATCGGTGGCACGGCGACAGGGGCCACCGGCGGCAACGTCACCGTCGCCAAGGTGGATACGTCGGGCAACCTGTCGGTGATCGGCGCCACGGCCACGACGACGCAGGCGGGCGGTACGATCACCACGCACGGGGTGTTCCAGTCTGCCCTGGCGTCCAGCGCCACGCGCAAAGGCTGCTTGCTCCAGAACACGTCCAGCGAGACGGAGTACGTGTTCTTCGGCGCCACCGGGTCCGCCACCACGTCCAACGCCTTTCAGGTCGCCGCGGGGAACAGCGTGAGCTGCGCGTCGCCGGGCGGCCTCGTCCTGACCGACAACATCGCCATCACGTCAATCACGACTGATGGGGTCAAGTTTGTGGTGTCGAGCCAATGAGCCGGTCTCTGAAAATACGTCTTGTGGCCTTGATCTTGTTCGCGGGCGTGTGCGCGCTCGTCACCCTCGCGGGACCGCTGAGCGCCCAGTCGATCCCTGGCGGCGGCTCGGGCTCGACCTTCACGGGTGCGCTCGGGTCGAACGTTCTCCGCCAAACCCAGTCAGCAAGTGGAAACAGCAAGACCGTAGATACTACGGCGATGGACGCGTTGTCGGCTAAGTGGAACTTGACCTACTACAACGGCGTGGGTGCAAACACACCTTGCTCCTCCCGCCCCGATATCGTCCAGATGATGGGTTACAACATCACTTCGGGGGGCGGGCGAGAACTGTCCACCGAGCCGTCGCTTCACTGGGCCATCGAGAACTTATTCTGCCCCAGCGGCGGTGTCCCCTCGATGGAGATGCACTTCCAATTTCAGGGTACGGATGGAGTTATTCACCGCCTCCAAAGCGGCATCTATCCGGTAGATGGCTCGGCCACTGCGGCTTCTACGTCGTTCTCGGCTCCGCTGTTCTCGTGGCAGAACTGGTCGAACACGCCGATGATGGACATGAATTGGTCCACCAAGCAGATCAACCTCTACAACGGTATGCAGATCGTTCACGGGACGAACGGCGTTTATGATGTGCAGTTGAACGCGGCGGGCAGCGCTTATCTAAAAATGCCCTGGTACGACGCGCAGAACCGCCTCAGCTTTGAGGGGCCGACGATCCTTGCAGCGTCGCCATACTCAGGCAGTGGTGCGGTGCACCAAGAGACGATCCTCACTATGTCGAATGGTCAGACGGTATATGCGATCACACTCCCCACGCTCTCCGGCAGTTACTACACCATCACTCCGTTTTATGCTACTGGTAGCATCCAAGGCGAACTGGACATGACGGTCCAGAACACCGGTACCGGTGCGGCTCAATTCGTCGCGAAGACAAGCTCCGCTAATTCTGGCTCCGACCCGCAATTCTGCGCCAACATCGTCAGCGGCACGACATGGTGCATGGGCGCAGACAACTCGATCAACGACCACTTTGCGATTGGTAACTCGACCGCTCTGGGCGTGTCGGATCAATTCACAATTGATACAACGATCGGGTTTTCCACCTTAACCCTGCCGCTAAAAGTGCCCGCCACCGTCGCCACGGGGTCCGCTCCAACCGTGACCGGAACCTGCACCAGCGTCGGCACACAGGTGGGGGGCAACACGGCCGGAACGATGGTCGCCACCTGCACGGCGGGTCAAACCCTGATCCTGACCTTCGCCACGACCGCGCCGAACGGCTGGGATTGCGTTATGCAAGACCGGACCACAGCGGTAGCGCCGCGACAGACCGCCTCCACCACCACGACCTGCACGGTCACTGTTCTCGCGGGCGCGGGGGTGGCTGACGTGTATGGGTTCCAGGCTCAGGCGTACTGATGTCCGGCATCGTGTCGTCCACAACCACGGTGTATCTGGTCGGACAGGGCACGTTCAGCTCAGGGACGGAGGCGGGGTACGGCACGATCAAATGCAGGCGACAGCCGTAGCGCTCGATAGTAAGAACCTTCACCGCTCACGACAGCGTTCAGTTTAGGAGGCCCGCCGTGGGCGCACCGGATTTAGGCGACATGCACGACGCGATCCTGAAGACGCGCTACGACTTGGACTCTCACGTCAAGGAGTGCGAGCGCACAGGCAAAGAGATCAAGTGGTGGGTGCGGTGCATCGGCAGCGCCATGCTTGTGTACGCCCTGTCCCACTGGCTGTTTCCCAACATCCACATCGGCTGACTTGCACATCAGCTAGGGCGCCGCTAAGCTCGGCTCAGCACAAGGACCACCGCCATGGCCGAACTGAAGCCCAAGGGCATGACCAACCGCTCCCCCGCCGGCTCCGATGCGTCGATGCGCCCGGGCAGCGGTTCGGTGAACACGAACCCGACGCGGTCGGGCGTGGCGAAGACGCCGCGCACCCTTGGCCCGCGCACCGCCTGACCCGGTGGACCAGCGCAGCGTTCACAGCCTGGCAGGCGTCCACCCCGATCTGGTGAAGGTCATGACCTTCGCCTACGGGGCGACCAAACAGCCCTTCCTCATAACGTCCGGTCTCCGCCTGGCCAGCCAGGAAGCAGCCCTGGTCGCGAAGGGCGCGTCTACGACGCAGCACAGCCGCCACCTTGCGGGGGCAGGTGGGTACGGTTGCGCCGTGGACGTTTCCTGCTTCGACGCGCGCGGTCAGCTGGTCAGTGCAGACCCGCACCCCTACACAGGCGTCGCCGCCGCGGTGCTGGCCGCCAGCCACGAACTGCATATTCCGGTGGTTTGGGGCGGAGACTGGGTTCACTTTAAAGATTGGGGCCATTTCGAGTTAAGCTGGCGCGCCTACCCGTGAGCGAAGGACAGTGCCCCCACTTAGAGTTCGAGTTTAACGTCCGCGTAGCTCGGATGGAAGACACCAACATAAAGTACGCAGAAATAACCGGTCGTTGCATTAACTGCGACGGCGTAGCTCGTTTCCGGGGGATGCACCTTGGGTGCACACCGAAGCACCCCACAATGTCTGTGGACGGCGAAGAAACCAACTTGCCGTTTACTGTCGGGCACGAAGAGTACGACGGGAAAGCCGTGGGCTTTGTGGGGCGCCCGCTGTGATCCAGCCCAACGACTTCATCGACGTGTCGCGCGCCGCCGCCGCCTACGTCACGAAGTTTCGGGAGGTAGACGGTGGAGCCCCCCGCCTGGTCGAAGCGGGCGAAGCCACGCCGACCATGGACGAATGGAAGTCCGCCCGCGCCCTGCTGGTCCGCCTGCAACAGCAAGCCACGTCCGTCACGGGCCACGCCGTCAAGGTCGTAGACGCCCAGGTCCGCCCGGTCGGCATCGACGCGACGTGGACCAGTGACGGCTTCGAACACGAAGGCACGCTGCTGGCCGTCAACCTTGTCCCGTCTCCCGGCGCCCGGCTGCACACCCTGAACGGCTCCTTCGTCCTGTGGCCCGGCCAGCTGCACATCATCCCGCACACGCACCCCTGGTGCTTCGTCAACTATGGCCCCTGCGCCGCGGCCTTCCTCCTGGTCAGGCTGGTGGGCGATGTACCAAGTCAACATTGAGAGCATTTCCGCCGCGCTGGCCGAAGGGCTCGAGGATATGCTGGCCGTCCACTGGCAGGAAGTCGCCCACCCCACCGACCCGGCCTTCTCCCCGAATTGGCCCGCCATCCTTGAAGCCGAGCGGCAGAAGCGCCTGGTCCCGATCGTGATCCGATCCGGGATGCGGATGATCGGCTACAGCTGCTTCTGTGTCACCGAACACCTTCATCACCAGCACTCCCGCATCGCGACCAACGACACCATCTACGTCGACAAGGACGAGGGCCGGGGCCTGGCGGGCGTTAAGCTGATCCGAGAATCAGAACTGCTCTTGCGGATGCGCGGCGCGCAGTCGATCGTCTACGGGACCAACCTTCATGTTTTGAGCCGTGACGGTTCCCATGATAGGGTCGGCAGACTGCTGACGCATCTTGGTTACTCGCACGTCGCGAACACCTATGCGAAGCGCCTCTGAAGGGGGTCCACCGTGGGAAAAAGCCATGTGCCGCAGGCGTACACCCCGACGTGGCAGCAGGGGGCCGACCAGAATTTCCAGCAGGGCCAGCAGGCGCTGACGGGAGCAGCCAACGCGGCGCTCCAGACGATTCCCCAGTACCAGCAGCAGGTGAACGGGGTTCTCAATAACCCCAACGCCGCGGGAGCTATGGACACGGCCAACCAGGTGGCCGGCCAGTCTCGCGGCGTTGCGGACCAAGCCTACGCCGGCGCGCAGGGCTTGACGAACATGGCCGGGCAAATCCCTGGGATGCAAGGCGGGCTCCAAGGGCTGGCGTCTCGCATCCCCGGCATGGCCGACCAGCTTCAGGCGACACAGGGCCGCATCCCCGGCCTGATGGACTCTGTGATCCAGACGGGCTTCGACCCGCAGCGCGCCCTGTACGACCGCCAGTACCAACAGACCATGGACCACCAGAACGCGATCAACGCCCAATACGGCGTGGCGGGATCGCCCTACGGCGCGGGGGTCGCGGGTGATGCGAGCCGCAACTTCGACATCGACTGGCAGAACCAGCAGCAGCAGCGCCAGCTCGCGGCGATCAGCGGCTTCGGCTCGCTGGTGGGCGATCAGACCGGACTGAACAGCTCCTTCGGCGGGCTGGCCGGCGACGCGACTGGCCTGGCCGGCGGGTGGGCCGGGCTCGCCAACACGGGCGCGGGCTTGGCCGAAGGGGCGAACAGCCTCAACACCAGCGGGCTCGACACCCTCACGCGCGGCGGGATGTTGCCCTACGATACGTCCACGGCGATGAGTCAGAACAACTTTGCGGCGCTCGACAGCCTCAACCGCGCCAACGCTGGTGCGGCTGGCCTGGTCGGCGCGCAGCAGGGCCAAGACTTGGCCTACATGGGCGTCGGCCAGAACGCGACGGGCATCAACCAGAACGCCCGGGCGATGAAGAACCAACTGAATAACCAGACCATGAGCGGGCTGGGGCAGTTGTTCGGGCAGGGTATCTTCGGGCAAGGCGGCCCGATGAAGTCCATGCCGGGTGGCGGAGGCGGCGGTGGGTCCGCAGGCGCGGCTGGGGGCTCCGGCGGCTTTGACTGGTCCAGCCTGATGGCCTTGTTCGGGTAGGGGCGCACCATGGACTTGAGCGGACTGGGCGCGCTGGCCCAAGGGATGCAGGCGGGCCAAAGCCACAGCATGGACCTGCGCACGCGGGCCATGACGCTGCAACAGCAGCAGCTTCAGCTCGACGCGCAGAAGCGGCAGATCGCCGCCGACGCCGCCTTGGGTAACAGCCTTGGCGGCGGTGCGCCCGGCGGACAAGGTGGCCCCCCGGGGATGCACCCTGTCGCGCCGCAGGGCGGCCAGCGCCCCATGGCTGGACCGGACATGGGCTTCACCGCGCCGCAGCACGTCGGCGTCCCTGGCGCAATGCCTATGGGCGGTGGGGGGCAAGGCGGGCCGCCCCAGCCGCCTATGGGTGGCGGTGGCGGGATGCAGCCGCCTATGGGTGGTCCGGGGATGCAGCCGCAAGGCGGCGGGGCCCAGGGCGGGATGTCGGGCGTGGCGCAGCCGACCGGTGACCCGATGCACGACAGCATGGCCACGTTGAAGTCTATCGCGTCGGACATCAAAGCCCGCAACCCCGGCATCGACGGTCCCACACTGCTGGCCGCAACCGAACGCCAGATCGGCCTGATGAAGGGCCTGGAGCCTGAGACGCGCGATCTGATGAAGGCGCAGGTAGAACTGGTCAAGGCGCAGACCGCCGCGCAGGCCAAGATCCAGTCCGCCCAGATCGGAAGCGAAGCCCGCACGGACTCCGCGCACATCAACGCCGACAGCCGGCGCGACGTTGAGCACGAGCGCGCAGGGTCCAACGAGCGCATCGCCAACACGCAGGCCGGGTCGCGCATGACCGTGGCCGAAGTCATGGCGCACAGCCGCACGCAGTCCGCGCAGATTACCGCTGACGCCCGCCGCGACGTGTCGGCGAACAGCGTCGACGCCGATCTCTACAAGTCGGATCAGTCCTACCGCCGCGCCGTGGACGCCGCGGCTGTGGCCAATAGCAAGCCCGTGGGTACAGGAGGACGTGCGCCTGCCCGGCCTACGCCGCGCGCCGGCGGTGGTGGCGGGCAGGCGGTTCGCCCGGTGCAGGTCAAGAGCGAGGCGGACTACAACAAGGTTCCGAAGGGGGCGCAGTACGTCGACCCCGAAGGCAACATCCGCACCAAGGGGTAGACCGTGCCGCAACCGTGGGAGGCCGATGCGGTCGTGAGAGCCGCGCCCAAGAAGGCCCCCACGCCGTGGGCGACCGACACCGTAGTGACGCCCAGCGCCGCCAGTGTCGTGAACGCCGACGTGCCCGGTGCGCGCATCACCAGCACGGGCCGAAGCGCTCGGCACAACGCTGCGGTGGGCGGAGTGGCCAACTCCTACCACACGAGCAACATGGCCGCCGACTTCGTGCCGCCCGCAGGGATGACGCGCGCCCAGGCCGTGGCGGCGATCCGCGCCAAGGACCCCAAGCCGCGCGAGCTGCTCGACGAAGGGGATCACGTCCACTACGTGCCCGGGGCGCCGTCGGCTGCGGCCAAACCCTGGACGAAAGACAAGAAGGCCGCGGCGCCTGCGTTGCCGAACTTCGGGCAGCACCCCGTTGCGGCCAAACCCGCCACGTCCAATCGCGACGATCCGGCGCAGGACCGCAACCCCGACGCGCCGCTGACGTTGGGGCGGATCAAGCGCCGCATCACCGATCTGCCGGCGCAGGACATCGGCGCCGCGTGGAAGGGCGCCAAGGAAGAAGGCCGGCTGGCCGACGCCGCCGCCAACGCCGCAGCCAGGGCTCACAAGCCGCTGGAGTACGCCAAGCAGCGGCTGAAAGGGGGCATCAAGCGAGGCGCCACACCCGAACAGGCCCGGGGCGTGGCCGACGCCATGACTGCCGACGCCATGACCGGCGATGCGGTCCCCCACCTTCCGGCGGCAGGGCGTGGCAGAGTTGCGCGCGCCGCCGAAGCACCCGGCAAACCTGCGGCGGCCCCGTGGAAGGCCGATCCAGTCGCGAAGCCCACAGAAGGCCCCACACTGGCCGCGAAGGCCACGCGGCCACCTGACGTGCTGATGGGGCCGAAGCCCCGCCGTGCGCGCCCCACGGGGCCTGTGGAGCCCGTTGCGCCCGCGAAGCCGCCCAGCACCCTGGCCGTCGCATCCGCCGCGGGCCGGGACGCCGTGTCGGCGGTCAAGAAGGTCTTCGCACCGACGACCCTCACAGCCGAAGCGGCGAAGACGGGGCGCGTGGTGCGCCGCGCCACGGGCGAGTCTGATCTGGAGACGAACAAGGCGGCGCACAATCTGCTGGAGGCCAACCGCACGACGGCCAACCTGCCGGTCGACGAGCAGCGCGGCCTGGTCAACTACTTCGAAAACCGGTCCAAGATCAGCAGCAAGCTGGCCGACCCGAAGCTCCAGAAAGCCGCCGACGACCTTGGCCGGGTGTACGAGAAGGCGCGCGACCGTATCGAGAAAATCCTTCCCGACGACAAGATCCCCAACTTCATTGAGGACTACTACGTCCACATGTGGAAGGACGATCCGGCCAAGGTGAACGACAGCTTGGGTCAGTTCTACTCCAAGCAGGGCAGCGGGCGGAACTTCAAGGCGCGGTCAATCCCTACCTTGGCGGAGGGGATTGAAGCGGGCCTCACGCCGAAGATCGAAAACCCCGTCGACGCGACCATGGCCTACGTCAACAACATGAACCGGTTCCTGGCGTCGCACGACATCCTTCAGGAGCTCGACGGGTTGGGCTACGCGCAGAAGCACACCCCCGGCCAGCAGCCCCCTGGATACGCCAAGCTTGACGGCATTCTGGTCGACAAGGCTGCGCGCACGATCATCGACAAGAGCGAAGGCGGCGAGGTTGTGGGGGGACAGGCGCCCAAGGCGTACTTCGCGCCCGAAGCGGTGGCGCGGGTGTACAACCGGTACATCTCCAAGGGCATGGAAGCCGGGAGCGCCAAGCCGTTCTACCAGACGGCCCGGGCGCTTTCGAACGGCATGACCATGGCCAAGCTGGGGCTGTCGGCCTTCCACCTAAACGTCATGGCGCGCGAAGGGATCGTCGGCGAAGTGGCCAAGGGCTTCGGCGCTCTGTCGCGCGGGGATGTCGTCGGGGGCATGAAGTCCCTGGCCAAGGCGCCGGCTGCGTTCGTTCTGAACCCGCTGCGCGGCATGAAGATGTCCCGGCAGCTGCTGGACGTGGAAACGCCAGACGCCCTATCGGCCAAGGTCAACGACGCCTTCGTGCGCGCCGGGGGCCGCCTGCGCATGGACCCGTTCTACCGCACCCGCCCTTCGGGGTCGTTCTTCAACGCCATGGAGCGCGGCACCTTCAAGAAGGAACTGCTGGAAACCGGCCAGCGTCTGTGGCGCGGCCCGCTGTGGGAGAAGGCGAAGACGACGATCGACCTGGCCGCCAACGTGGTCCAGACGGTCAGCGCGCCCCTGTTCGAAAAGTACATCCCGATGTTGAAGCGCGGAGCCTTCGCCTCGCGGATGGAAGAGTGGTTGCAAGGTCACCCCGAAGCCACGCAGGAAGAGGTCGACCTCTATTCGAACAAGCTGCTGGACAGCATCGACAACCGCTTCGGCGAACTGGTGCAAGACAACATGTTCTGGCACAAGGCGATGAAGCAGACGGCGCAGCTGATCCTGCTCTCGCCGGGGTGGGACATCGGCACGGTGCGCGAGATCGGCGGCGGCCTGGCCGACATCCCCAAGAGCGGGAAGGGCCTGGTCACCGGCAAAGGCATCACCGATCGCACGGCATATGTTGCCGCCCTGGCTGCGGTGACCGCGCTCGAAAACGGCATCATGACCAGGCTAAAGACCGGTGACGATCCGAAGGACCGGGACTTTCTTGCCTACCGCACCGGCGGCACGGACGTGACCAGCGGCGAGCCCGAGCGCGCGATGACGCCCGGCTACCAGAAGGACGTGTACGCTTTCGGCAACGACTTCCCGAACAACATCCTCCCCGAGATGATCAACAAGCTGAACCCGGCGCTGTCCGCAACGGTGCAGCTGACGAACAACAAGGACTACCGCGGCCTTCCGATCTATCGGCCCAAGGGCGTGGCGCCGGTCGAGGGCGAGCCGACGCTGATGGACTACCTGCTGGAGCAGTTCATGCCGATCAGCGTCGGGCAGCTGGCCAAGGGGCGCAAGCGTGGGTCGAACATCGGGCCGCTGGAGAGCCTGCTGTCGATCCGCCCGGCGCCGCAGTACCTGACCGCGCCCGACGAAGTGAACGCCGCCAAGCATAAGCGGGACACGCAGGCGTGGCGCCGGCGGATCAAGTCCGACCAGCGCGTCGAGGCCAGGTTGGAGCGCAGCCAGTGAAGATCCTGATTGTTGACAACTGGGGCGGCGACGGCGTGCTGGATTGGGCGCTGCGCTGCATGGACGACGGCCATACGGTGAAGTGGTTCTACCGCCGGCAGGAAGGCAAGAACGACTTCTTCGGTAAGGGCCTGGTCGACCGGGTGACCGACTGGCGCGAATGGGCGAGGTGGGCGGATCTGATCTTCTGCACCGACAACACGCGCTACGTCCAGCAGCTGGACGCCTACCGCAAGGAGGGGTCGCGCATCATCGGCCCGACGCCCGAAGCGGCGGCGTGGGAGCTTGACCGCAAGCTGGGGCAGGATGTGCTGAAGAAGGCCGGGGTGGACGTGCCGCCCTTCCGCGAGTTCAGCGACTACGACCAGGCCATCGCCTATGTGAAGAAGGACGGCGGGCGGTTCGTGTCCAAGCCCTGCGGCGATGAAGACGACAAGAGCCTGTCCTACGTGGCCAAGTCGCCGGCGGACATGGTGTTCATGCTCGAGCGTTGGAAGAAGGTCGGCAAGCTCAAGTCGTCCTTCCTGCTCCAGCGCTTCATCGGCGGCACGGAAATGGCCGTCGGCGGCTGGTTCGGGCCGGGTGGCTTCAACGCCGGATGGTGCGAAAATTTCGAGTTCAAGAAGTTGATGGCCGGCGACACCGGCCCGGCGACAGGCGAGATGGGAACCGTGGTGCGCTGTGTGCGCCGGTCCAAGTTGGCCAACATGGTGCTGAAGCCGTTGGAAGATGCGCTCGACCGGCTGGGGTACTGCGGCTACGTTGACGTGAACTGCATCATCGACGACGAAGGGACGCCCTGGCCGCTGGAGTTCACCATGCGTCCCGGCTGGCCGACCTTCAATATCCAGCAGGCGCTGCACACCGGGGACCACGCCGAATGGCTGTTAAATCTAGCCGAAGGGAAAGACTCGCGAAACTGGACAATGGATCTGGTGGCGGTGGGCGCCGTGATGGCAATTCCCGATTTCCCGTACAGCCACATCACCCGGAAAGAGGTCGTGGGGATACCGGTGTACGGAGCCCAAAGCGCGGGGGCCCACGTCCACCCGTGCGGGATGATGATGGGCGATGCACCCCACGACGTGAACGGGAAAGTAGTGACGATGCCGTGCTGGCTGACGGCGGGGGACTACGTGCTGGTGACGAGTGGCACGGGGGAAACGGTCAGCCAAGCCGCGCGCGCCGCGTACAGGACGATGGCCAAGTTGAAGGCCCCGGCCTCGCCGTTCTGGCGGCCCGACATCGGATCGCGGCTGAAGAAGCAGCTGCCCTTGATCCAGGCGCACGGCTTCGCGGCGGGACTGGACTATTAGCCCACGACCAGTTCGACGACCTGGTGACGCTGGCGCTACAGCGCTCTCTCGACATCATGCGGATCGACGCCTCTACCCTGACCGGCGATGTGAAGTCCCTGGCCAAGGTCATGACCGAACAGCGGGCCATCGCCGCAATCGTGTTGTCGGCGCAGGTCCGCATCGACGAAGCGAAGCTACGCCGGGTCGACGTGGACAAGCTGGCGGAACTGCTTGAAGAGGTTCGGGCCGAAGAGGCGGCGGAGTTGGCGGCGAGCCTGTTCTAGCCCATGGACAAGGCGAAGTGCAGCGCCTCCAGGGGGCAGTTGGCATCTCGCCCTTCCCTTCTTGCGGCGAAAGACCACGCCATGCTGTCCGCAGAGTGGAGCAGTTTCCGAACCCCGGGGTAGCGCAGCGCGGTCGCTTTGACGCCAAAGCCGTGCAGCCGAAGGTCGGGACGCTCGGCCTTTACCGCGCGCAGCACCCGCAACAGATCGGCAGGCTTCCCTTGGCGTTTGCACACAGAACCGACGCCCACCCACATACCCCGTGTCAACCGGCGCCCATACTCTCGGATGTGCGCCACGTACTCCTCCGGCGAGTAGCCTTGCAGCACGGGCATTAGGGGCACAAGCCCGTCGTTGAGTAGCGTCCACGCAAGGCGCAAGGCGTCGTACCTCTCCACCGTCAACCGTTGGTGCTCCTTCACCGTCAACCCTGTTCTGAGCAACACGAAAGGCTCACACATGTAGTCCTGACAGACCACGGCCAGCAAACCAGGGGTCAGCAGGCGGCACCGCTCCGCCGCTAATGCGTACTGTTCAGGGGTGGTAGGGTAACCGCCGTACTTAGTGACGGTAGTGAAGGCTCCGCTGTCTAGTATCCAACCCCCAAGCGGGGGGCGAAAACCGCTTTTTCGTTTGAGCAGGCGGTTGATAGACACGCACGCGCGGGGGACGTGCCGCGCGCTGCTTGGTTGGTGCATACCCGTGAAGAATATCAGCGCCGCACACGCGCGTGGACGCCCTCCAGCGGGCGTCTAACCTCGACGGCTACGCACTCGGGGAGAGACACCAGCACCCACGCGGCGAGGTCTTCCGCCAAGGACAGGCGAGCGGGCAGCACCCCGTGGTCCACTTCGCTCAACAGCGCGGCGAGTTCGCGCTGTGCAGACAGGACTTCGCGCCTCGAAAACCAGGCGGTCACTTCGTAGCTGTGCCCGTGAACCTGCCCGTCGGGATTGGTGTGCGCGGCGCAAAACACACAACTGGCCCCTGTCTCTGTGATCATACTTCCGGCTCCTTCGCCGCGAACAGCCCCGTCACGTTGGCGCCGGCCAAGCTCTCCCCCGTGGCCGTGCTGACCACAGCGGCGGGCAGGGACACGATCGGGCCTGCGACCGCTTCGTAGCGCGCCACCGACTCCTGCAAGGTCTCCAGCAGCATCTTGGCCGCGACGGGGGACATGCTGATGGTCTCCAGCCATTCGATCGCGAAGGCCAGGCCCTTCTCAAGCGGTATCATTCGCGTGTCCCCGACGGCCAAGATGAAGTCCGTCGCGTTGCTTGAGATGTTGAAGTGCTGGGCGTGGCGGTGGGGCAGCGGGTTGGCGTTCACGGGTCAGTCTCCAAATGGCAGGGTCAGATATTTGCGCCCGTCGCTGGCGATCGTGCGCACCGCTCCGGTCTCTTCGGCGAAGGCCAGGGCCTTGCTGAACGCCCGGCTGATGTTGCCGCGGTCCCGGCTTCCGGTCTTCCGGTCCTTGAACAGCGCTTTGACTTCATCGACTTCGACCGCCTCTACCCCGTCGACCGTCGTGCCGTCGGAGATCAGGGCGAACTCGACGCACTGAACCAGCATTTCGGAGAAGGCAGGGCCTGCGCTGGGGGCCTTCTCGCCCTGCGCCTGGCTGACCATGCAGCTGACCACGGGGCGGCCCCTGTCGTCCTGGCCAAGGGTGACAGGCAGCAGGGTGAAGGCGCCGAGGCGGCGCTGCGGCGCGTTGCGGGCCTTGGTCAGGTCCACGTCGCGGATCGGGCTTTGCGGGTTGTCGCGGGTGATTTCCATGATGTAGTCGCTGTTGCCCCGGATCGCGCCGGCCCCGCGCTCCGCCCGTCCGTCCTTGGTCGGGTGGTGCGTGAAGGCCACCAGCACGCCCAGCCTCTGCCCCAGCGCGGCCAGGGCGGTGATCGCGATGGCGACCTTGGCGTTGTCGTTCTCGTCTTCCACCAGCCCGCTGGCCGACAGGGTTTCCAGCACGACCAAGCGCAACGGCACGCCGTGCTCAGCCTGCATGGCGTCCGCGAAGGCCCGCAGCTGGCTCGCCAGGGTGTCCAGCGCGCCCCGGATGCCCAGCGGTGGTATCCGACAGCCCGCGATGGGGAGACGGCCTTCCTCGTTCAGCGCTGCGAGCCGCTGGGGCAGTCCGCCACCTTCGGTCCCGCCGAACAGGAACGCCGTGCCGCCTATGTCGTCGGGCGGCGTGCCGAAGAACGGCGCACCGGTGGCTAGACAGCGGGCAAGCTCCAGCATCAGGAACGTCTTGCCGCCGTTGGGCGGCCCGATCATGCCGACGACGCCCTTGGCCTCCAGCATCTCATAGAACAGCCACCTGACGTTCGTGTCCCATGTGTCGCCGTGGTGGAACCAAGGCGTCACCGCCTGGTCGCCCAGTGGCGAAGGCAGGTCGTCGGGAAGATCCAACCCGGCGAACTCGGCTTCAGGCGAGCCCGAGCCCGGGGCCATCTTGCCGTACTCGTACGCATTGGCGATCTTGTTTTCCAGCCAACCTATGGCGCTCTCTGGCGACCACGTGAAGGCGCACCGGCCCAGCCACCTATCGGCCATTAGGCGTAAGGCGACATCCACCGAAACGCCCATGTCCTTCAGCACGCAGGCGACCTTGAATGTAGTCAGGTCGCCGCCCGCGTTCTCGATCGCCAAGGGCGCTTCGCTCTCTAGAAACTGAATCGCCCGCAGCAGGGTGTCGGGCTGGTCCAACTGTACGGCGGTTGTCGACTCTGACCGTTCCCTCGGCGCGCCTAGTCGTAGCACAAAGTCCATCGGCGCTTCGGCTAAGGCGGCGTCCTGCTTGAGCGTGTAAAAACCACCCACGCCTTTGTTAGACGGAATAGACGGGTCTAACTCTGACCCGGGGGCGATCACGTAGCCATGCACCCCGCGCGTGTCGATGCCCGGCGCCAAGGTCTCTGACGAGTTGGCACGTGGCGGCCCGCTGTAGTAGGCGTGAAAACCCCCAGTCGGGGTGTCGACCATCAGCGTTTGCAGCGGCAAGTCCAAGCTGGCGAAGGACGCGATACCCGGCTTACCGTTTTTAACATCGGCGTCGACCACGATCATCGTCGAACAGTCGACGCCGATGTTGTAGGGCCGCGCCCAGCCGGTGACCGGGTCGGACCACAGCGCGTGAACCTCCATCTGGTCGTCGGTCGCTTCGTCGTACCATGCCTTGCGCATCGGGTTCTTGGCCCCGGGCACCAGCCTGAAAACCTTGAAGCCCCTGGCCGCCCAATCGACGGCTGCGCGGCGCAATTCGTCTGTCATATGCTGCGCCTTCCCCTAGTGTTTCTAGGGTCAGATGGTGTGCAGCGCGTAGGTTCTCTTCGTCGCACCCGGCCCGGCTTTGAGACGGTAACGCTTCAGCCGGCGGTTCATCTTCGTGATGTGCGCGCCGAGCAACTGCTGCTGCTGGCGCACTTCGGCGTGGTCCATGTCCAGAAGACCGATGGCGGCCTTGTAGAGTTCGGTGATCCCCACGTCGCCCTTTTCGAACAAGGCGAGGAACAGCCGCTGCTGCGTTGCAGACAGACCGCCGTTTTCGATGATGGATTCACTGGTCATGACGGGTCCCGGTCGTCTTCGTAGACGGCTTTGATTTCTTGTTCAGTTTGGTAGGCACACCGTTCGGCGGCGCAAGCCAAGGCAAGCCAAGGGCCGACGTGATCTGCTAGACCTTTACTCTCGCACTCCAAAGCCAAGGATAGGTTTAACCGAGCCGTGGCCCTGTACTCTCTGGCCAACGCTTCGTACCTATTTAACATAGCAATGGTCTTCCCAGGCTTTGGCCGCGAGCGGCAGTTTTGCGTCGGCCCAATCCGGTCGAATGACCATCAGGGCTTCCATGTGGTGGGCGCGGAACGGCGAGTCTTCGTCGACTTCGGCCAGCATCTCGTCGTGGGCGTGCAGCACCAGCGGCGCCGGCCACGCCTCACACCTGAACATGCCTTCGGCCAGGATGTCACGGGCGATGCCCTGCGTGTCGTTCTCGCACTGGTGGCCGCCGTACAGCCGCAGCGGTCCCCACTTCTTCGTCTTGCTGTGCGTGCCGTCGTACTCGACCTGCCGCTTCTTGATCCGCTTGCCGTCGGCGTCGACGCGGCCCGTGTCGGCCCAGCGGATGCGCGGCGCGCAGTAGGAGATCACCCGGCCCGACGGCAGGCGGCAGAACAGGAAGCCCTTCGCGACCAGGTACTGGATCTTCCCGCCGCAGCACGGCACGACCAGGCCGGGGTTGGCCACGGCGTCGATCGCCGCATCCTGCCTGTCCCACCACGACTGGACGATGTTGGGGTTCGCGGCCCTGAAGGCGTCAACCACGATCTGGATACCCACCCACACGTCCTTGTCGAGCCCGTAGCGGCGGTCTCCGGCGCGGTCCCACTTCATCGCCGCTTCGAACCTGGCCATGTCGTCCGATGCGTCCAGCGCGGTGCGCGAGACGGCCTTCATGTCCATCAGGTAGTTGGCGGCCAGGTTGATGAAGGCGCCCACGCCGCCCTGGTAGCCGAGCGCCAGTTCCTGCACCTTGCCAATCTGGCGCTGCGGCTTCTTCACGTCGTCGGGCCGGATGCCGAAGGACCTGGCGTAGCTGAGGTTGTAGAGGTCGTGACCCGTGCCGACGTCGTAGGCCCGGAAGGCGTCCAGCTTCCACGTCTCGTTCGCGGTCCAGGCGTTGACGCGCCCTTCGATGTTCGACCAGTCCCCGCCGACGAAGCGCCTGCCGGGCGCGGCGACCAGGGCGGAGCGCACCGACTTGGAAATCCACTCGACGGCGGGGCCGCACATCAGGCTGATCGCGTCCACGGCTTCCTTGCCGCTGCGGGCCGTCTTCAGGATGTGGACGGTGCGCGCCACGTCGGGGCCTTCGCTCTCGGCGTCCACGCGCACAAGGTTCTGAACCTGCACCAGCGACCCGGCCCAGCGGCCCGTCGACGCCTTGTGGTAGGTGAACATGCCGTGCAGGCGCCCGTCGGCGCAGACACACACCAGCATCTTCTTGAACTTGTCGGTGGACGTGCGCGCCGAAGCGCGGCGGAGCCGAATGGCGGCGGCGGCGTCAGGGTCGCCCAGCACGTCGGCGGACAGCACCAGTTCTTCGATCTCGCCCTTGGCCACGCTGACGCAGGGAATGCCGCGGGCGTTCAGCCACGCGATCAGCTTGGCGGCTTCGGAGCACTTCGCCACCGCGCCCTGCGTCAGGCGCCACATCTCCTGATCGGCCCGCTTCTTCGCTTCCGCCGCGGCGTCCATGGCTCCTCGAGCCAGCACCAGGTCGACGGCGATGCCGCGGTCATTGATGCGCTGGTCCAGCGTCCACAGCCGCTGCTCGAAGTCGGTCAGCGGCGGGATCATCTGGTCGACCGCGCACTCTGTCAGCACGTCCTGGTCGCAATAGGCTTCAAGGCGGTGGCGGCGATCAGGGTCGTCCCACCAGGTGATCACACCCGTCTCGGATACAGAGCGTGGCTTGCACATCTGCATCATAAGCCGCGAGCCCTCTTTGTCTTTCTGGACGGGAGACTTCAGCGCGGCGCCCAGGTTATCGAGCGCACCAGGGAGCGCCAGGGCGTGGGCGCGGGCCATGGTGCAGTCTTGGGTCGAAGGCTCGAGGAGCGGCCAGGGCAGGCCCCCGCGGCGCACCAGCACGGTGTTCCATATGCAGCGCTCGAACCCCGCGTTGTGCGCCGCCACGATCGCGCCTTCACGGATGGCGTCGAGCAAAGAGGGGTACGGGTCGCCGGGCGCCCACCGCTGCACCGGCCCGTCGCCCAAGCGCCACGACATGCACAGTACTTCGGTCGTCGGGTCTTCGGCGTAGCGGTAGACGCCCACGGTCTTAAGGTTGGCTGCCGACCGCGTTTCGAAGTCGATGTGGGCGGTCGGCGCCATGTCAGCGGTTCCTGAAAATGTCGACAGCCAGGGCGAGGAACAGGAGCGCCGTAGCGAACAGCACGGCGCCCAAGCCCCATGCGACAAAGGTAGTCGGGTCGCTGCACACGACTAGAACAGGCTCGCCGGATCGACCCGGCCCACGTCGATGTTGACGCCGGCGAACTCCGCAGCCGGATCGCCGCCACCGCCACCCAGCTGTTTGTCGTCAGCGATGCGCATGACCATCTGAAGGCCGAAGCTCACGCCGCGCTTCATCACAGGGCCGCCGGCGGTTTCCCGGTATTCGAACTTGAACGGACGCAGCACGGCGAGAGCCCAAGCGCCGGGATAGATCAGCGACTTGTCGACAATCGGCACGTTGCGCGCATCGACCACGGGCGGCTGGCGCTGCGCGCTGCACGACAGGAAGAACGACCCGGCGGCGTAACCTTCGTACTGCGCCTTCTCCCCCTGGTCGTGGAACGGGCTGAACAGGGTCGGGCCGCCCGGCTTTCCGGCGTTGGGCCAGTTCTCGACCGCGACCGCCTGCGCCGCGGCCTTCAGCACCGACATGTCAGCGCCGGCGGGGAACAGGAAACTGCACTGGTACTGCGGGTCTTTGCCGGGCCGCTCGCGCGGCTTCATCAGGTTCTCACAGAAGGACAGGCGCACGGGGCCGGTGCGCACGTTGCCGCTGTCGGTGATCGTCGGCGGACAGCGCTTGTACATGTCGGCCACCCACTCGGCAGTCTTGTCCGATGCGGCGGCTGCGGGGTCGAAACTGGTCGTCATGGCTTTCAGGCTCCTAAATCAACACCGGCAAATTCACCGGCTGTCGGGTTGGCGGCGTCGCGCTTGTCGTTCACGGACGCCACGGTCAGGCCGCTGCTCTCACGCAGGGTGAAACGCAGGGTCAGGTCTTCGACCGCCTTCTTGGCGGCGGCCTTGTCGTCGGGGTAGGCCATCTTTAGAAGCGTCTTGGCTTCCGTGATGGTGGTCAGGGTCGGCGGCAGAACGTCGCTGGGGTCAACGCCGTGGACCATCTCCATCCACGCGGCCACGTCCTTGTCGCTGGCGATCCAGTGCGCCCTGGCCTGC